AGCCTTCATTTAACATAGATTCAAAATCTCTTTTGTTATTGTATGTTGTTGTAAATCCACTACTAACAATAGGTATTACTTGATATCCACTAACTGTTGGTGTACATGGTACTACAATACTTCTAGTTAATGTACATCCACTAGAATCTGTTACTGTTAATGTATATGTTCCACCGCTTAACCCTGTTGGATTTGGACCACTAAATAATGATAAATTTTCCGACCATTGATATGTAAATGGTGGTACTCCGCTAAATATTGTAGTTACAATTGTACCATTGTTATTATTGGGACCACAATTTGTTGTTGACAAACCAAAATCTAAAACTTCAGAATCTTCAATTGAAAATGATGTGTAGACCGAACAATTGTCTTGGTCTCTGACTTGTAATTCATAAACACCAGATGTGAGTCCGTTAAATGTTACCGCAGATTGTATAATATCAATATATTGTGTTACAGCAATATTATTTTTAGTTAATATCATATCTAAAACACCTGTGTATCCTGTTCCAACATTTACTGAACATGTACCATTGTCTGAACCACAAGTAGTCCCTGTTGTTGACGCGCTAAGTGAGAATTTATCTGATGTTAAAATAGTAACTTCTTGACTGTATTCACAACCTGATTGATTACTAATCACAACAGTATATGTCCCACCATCTAAGTTAGAAAATGTTTGTTGTGTTAAATTTTGTATAAATTGCTCAGTACTAGAATCTGGTTTTATTAAGGTATATGTAAATGGTGTATTACCAATAACATTAACTACTATTGTACCACCGCTAATGGAACACGTTGAATTTGTTGTTTGAATCCCTAAAACCGAAAATCCACCAGAGTCTTGTAAGTACACTTCAGAACTTGTAGAACATAGTGTTGCATCCGTCACCTTGAATATTGTCGTTCCAGGACTAAATCCTGAAAAAACAACATCTGTTGAATAACTTATTAAAGTACTTCCATTACTACCCGAATAATAGAACGGTCCTGTACCACCTGTTATAATAATTCTAACCGTCCCATCTCCCGAAAAACAAGTTGGGTTTGTTGTTTGTAAAGAAACAATTTCAAGTGGGTTTGCATTGTTTACTGTGGCAATTTTAGTTGCTGCGCATCCTGTTGAATCTGTAACTGTAACACTATATGTGTCAGCAGTTAATCCTGTTATTGTCGTTCCTGTTGAACCGTTGTCCCATAGATAAGTAAATGGTGGATTACCTGTCAATCCTGTGATTTGTACTTTACCCACATTACCATAACAATTAGTATCGTTAACCACATAAAAACCATAATCAACAGGTGTTGATGGTAGTATAATTATTGATTCTGAATAACCTGAACAACCACCATAATCTTCATAATAAGCGTTATACACACCACTCGGAATTGATGTTAATTCTAATTCACCGTTTGATGTGATACCTGTTTGAATTAACGTCGTACCAGAATAAAGTTTTAACGTAATTGGATATGCTGTGGATGTTGCAGAAAGTGATATTGAACCGTCGTCTAATCCACATGTTGTTGCAGAAACTGATGTAACATTTAAACATCCGCCACTGGATACAATAACGTTAATATAAAATTCATTATTTACATCACCTAACGCATCATTAGCCCTGATAATATATTGTCCCGCCGATAATCCTGTTTTAGTAGAACCTGTACCTAAATTTGGTGTAACAAAATCAATAGTGTAAGGTTCAACACCACCCGATAAACTTACTGTTATAATACCCGAATTGGTATTATAACAATCACCAGTAACATAAAAATTATAATCAAAAGCCGCCATTAACTACAAGATATTTCCACATTTATTCCAACATTTAATGTTAGTATTTTATTTGCAAACAATTCTATACAACCCGAATTAGAAATAATTAATCTATTAATATCAACATTATAATTCAAACCGTATTGATAAATACTTGACAAGTAAGTATCCAAGGCATTTACCCACTGTTCTTCACTTGGATACTCGTATATTCCATATCCTGTGAAAAAGGGTTGTTGTATTAATATCGTATCATCAAGTCTTAAGTCAATATACCAAGTAGAGGCAATAGAACTTGTATTACAATTGGCTAATGTATAACCACTTGACGCTATAACAGAATTGGTTGCAATTGCCAAAGCGTCTGAGAACGAATTTATAATTGATGTTGTACCACTCCAAGGTATTGTACTTGCGGTTAACGTTTCGTCAATACAATCATAAGAAAATACAACACCATCAGCAACACAAGGTGTACAAAGTAATGTCGTAACAATACAACCTCTTTGTCTTCTATATACATATTTTTGTCTATGAAATGCCGAGTTTTCATATTTTAAACCACCATTCCATATTGTAGATGATGGTATTACTTGTTCTACTAATTTTGTCCAATAATCCCCAATACCTAAACAATAATCAATCATTTTCTGATACGTGTACTTGTTTGTCGTAATTCCTTGGTCTTCTAATGAAGTTAAGTATTTCCAATAAACAAGTTGTAATGTTGGGTATCCTGAAGATTTACCATCAGTTGTAAACCATCTATTTCTAACATTAATCATGTTATAATAAAAATCCTGAGCAAATTCGGCAAAAGTTTTTACTTGTGGTTGTGGATTTACATATGTCCAATCTATATTTCCTGGTGATGGATATGGTGTTGTTAATCCTGTATATGGAATTGGATAGTTGGTAAGGTTAGATTGTTCCCAAACATCATAAGTAATTCCTTGACCAACATTTAAAAACAAGTCAACATTTTTAACGTTAACTGTCAAACTATCATCAATGTTTAATATATTAGTCTGTGTCGATTCAGATTTCAAAGTTGATTTATTCGCTAAAACATTAAAACCAATTCCATTTAAATTTGGAAACTTTCTGTATCTATCTAAAAATTGTTGTCCAAAAGATGGTGCTTGTTTTATTACTTTAACACTTGGTGTTGTACTCGTATATGTTAACTGTGTTGTTTCTACTAATGTTTCACTAACGTGAAATGAATTTTGTTCATACCATCCTTGTCCTTTTTGGAAAAAGAAGTTATTTGTTTGGTCAGGAGTTTTAGTATATCCATTTTCATTTATTGGGTAGTCAGCAATTGTGTATGGTGAATTACTTGATACAACATTTGTTGTAAAAGCACTATATGTTTTTCCTTTTATTTTATATTCACTACCAACTAAATACCCAGGTATGTTTTGATTGTATGTACCACCTGATATAGTTGCATATCTATTTAAAAAGTCTTCATATGAAATTTTTCTATCTGCAACATATATTGTTTCGTTGAACTCAATTAACGCTTCGGGAGCCCCAATCATTCTCATTAAAAATTCTACCGATTTTCTTGTTCCTTTTGATTTAAATAGGTTTGACGCATTTAATATTAATCTTCTATAAAACTCAAAATTAAGCTCTGATGGTGTTTCATCTCTTGTCCATCCCTCATATATTGATTTGTTTTTTACACCATACGTTGATGTTAAAAAATCTTCATTAGATATTGGTGATATGTTTGTGTTCCATCCTAATGTTTTTGCCAAATTTATTAAAAGAGCTGATGGTATATCATTTTCAGATACATAATCAACCGATGTCATTCTTGCCAATCCATCAATAAAAACTTTTGTCTCATCAAAACTTCTACCATATATTTGTAAAACTTTTTCAATTTTTTGGTCAGGTGTATCAAACTCTTTAAATGAATCTGTTATCAAAAATCTACTAATTAGATTTGTTTTAAAATTATCAATCTGTGACGCAAATAAATTTAAATTATGTAAATAAACATTAAAATTATTTGTTATTATGTCTATATTCCAAATACCATATAAGGGCCATGTCAAATATTCATAAGAAGTATAAAATTGTCCATTTTCAGTTTCTTTTGGAACCTTGAATTGTGCTGTGTATTTTGGTATCACAAACCTATTTAACAAAAATTGTTCTACAGCATCAAAATCATTTAAGAAAACCATTTCGGTTTTTAATTTATTTGGTCGGATAACCAATGAAGTTGTAACGTTACTTAAACCTGAAAAAGGATTTCCACTAACAGAAAAACTAATTGTACCAGCGGTTAAAGATTGTGATGGTGTAAAAAATGTTACATGATATTCTTCAGATTCACTACCTAAAAATAAAGAATAATCTAAATAGTTTCTCGTTAAATTTCTTAAATAACTAACATCATCAGGTCTAAGAGATATGTTCCTTTCTGCATTTACAGTATAATCAATGTCTAATGTATTTTTTATTCTAGCAACATCCACATCAAAAGATGTAAAATTTTCATTTTGATTATACACAATATTTGTTGCAGTATAACCAGTAGAATAATCAAAATATACCTTATCTATTTCAATAGCCGCGGGAAAAAAATTAATTATGTGCCTTACCGAAGTTGAAAGTCTTTTAGTTAATGAGCCATATAAGGTAAAGTTAGTTACATCGGTTAAATCGTATGATGGGTAAACTTTTAAATCGATTGCCAATGCCGCTCTAGCCTGCTCTAAATCAACGTTTAAAGTATCTAATGTAATCGAATCAGAAAATACACCATCGGGATAATCCGTATCAATTTTTTCAGTAACACCATAATCCCAAATAAAATTAGTATTGGTAAGTCCACCACCTTTGGTAGTTTGAAAACCAACTAACTCTTCATTCGGGTCTAAAAAACCCGCACCAGGATTTGGGATTACTATTTTATTCATTATTCGGGTATTATATTATCTAAACTATAATTGAATGCAATATTATTAAGTCTATCTTGACGAACTTCATAAAGTAAGTTACCGAAATCATCCCTAACTTCAAACAGATTATATTGTTTATATATTCTACTTTCAGAATCATAAATGGTGTAGACACCTGTTTCCATTGCTTTACTTTGGTTACCGTATAACGCAATTGCCACACTATTTAAATCATATTCTGCCATTTCAATTTCAATAGTAAATGGGTTGAAAAATGTGTTTGTTAATATAACATTTTGACCTGGTTGTCCAATATATGGAACAGCATTTGGGTTGTTTGATGGAGCACTTGATGGTGATACGGTACAAAAAACTAAGTTTTTTGCCGATGGAGCGTCAATATATCTGTATCTTACTGAACTAATATTACTAGTGCCTGGTTGACTAACAACAGCATCAACAAAAAAAGAAGATGTTATCATCCTATAAAAATTAGGAATTTTAGTACCATCAGAATTTAAATATTCTACTCTATATCCAACAAGACCTTGTGAAACAAATCTATTTCTAAATTGCGAATCTACATTATTTGTATCAATAACTAACCCCTTAACACTTGGTAATGCCGCTAAAACACCGCAATCTGTTAAATTAGTTCTAATTTGTACAGGTCTAACCATTAAAGTGTAAATTCCAACTTTATTAAATTCTGTTGCAGGTAATTTCATATTATACAAACCACCTAATATTTCATTAGTACCACCACCTGTATTGGCGTTGTTAAAATATGGTGTTAATATTTGTGATGCGTTTAATTTTTTAATTACAGGATTTGATGTAAAATCTCTTGATGGTGTATAAACCATAATGATTTCAACATCTTCGGGTGCCATGTCGGCGGGTCTAGTTATACCATAGGTTCCAAGTGCCATATTATTGTTCTATTATTTTAAAATATCCATATCCGTATTTTATGAGGTCTCCGAGATTGTCAACTTCCCCTAATCTTAGAAAACTTTCAGTCCCTGATAATCTACCTCTATCAATAAATACATTTGATTGTATTTCTGTTGCGTTTACCATACCTATTAATATTTCTTCTTTTACTATCGGTACTGGTGTCATATTATATTCTGTCATACCTGATACGATTGGAATTACTTTGTCAGGTTGTGATGGATTTATATACCCTGTAATGAATAGAGTGTATCCTGCGGGAAAATCATAATACAATACATTGTCATATGTATACCCTGTGTAATCATCTTGTATCGCAGTAATCCAACCAATTACAGTTTCTTTTCTATATACAGGTGCACCAACAACATAGGTGTATGGTCCATATTGTTTTAATTGTGTTACTTTAGAAGTTGTAAATCCTGTGACAAAATAAGGTACTGTTGTGTAATTTGAACTTTTTTGTGCGTAAATAGAATTATAACTATCACCTGTAAAAATCCATTTATACGATATTGGTGTTGCCGACCAAGCGCCTGAGTTCATAATAAAATAATATTCCCCATCAGGATTATTAAAACTTACTTTACTATATGGGACAGTAATATTTTTTGTTGTTACAGTTGTTCCCCAAGCCGCGGTACCACTAAGACTAACAGAATAAATTTTACTTTTACCATCTATTAGTGGTGGATATGAGTGCTCAATATAACTTGGGTACTTTTTAACAAAAGTTTCAATTGGTGATGCATCACCCCAATCAATATTATAAGTGATTTCTTGAGATAAAGCCTCTGATGTATTATAAACAAATAAATTATATGGTGACCCTGTTGTTGCCGAATAAATAAAATTATTATTAATATCTTGTTGATATATCGCACCATCAAAACCAGAATAATAACCAATATCCTTATATGATTGTTCAAAAAATACAGGAATTGTTAAACCTGTCAAAACAGAATCACCATTAGTACCACCCGATAAAAGGTAAGTTAACCCTGTCCAAGATTGTTCAGTCTTACCACTAACATTAACATTAACGATTGCAGATTTTAAAAACTCTTGGGAAATAACTATATTGTATTGTTCAGTGTTCACGGATTTACATATTCATACCATTTTATGGGTTTAGATGTTGTTCCAACCCTTGTTTCGTCTGTTATTGTGTCGTCTAAATAAACTTCATATTTGTACGTATCGTAGTTTAATTTTAATGTATAGTAAAAATATGTTTCTTGTGAAAAATTAAATTTATCTTGTAGTTCACCTTGAGTTATATTCATCATTCTTTTAAATTGTCCAATACCCGCATCATAATACTTACATGACATGTACAAGGTATCGATATCAATGAAATCTCTATTTTTTAACCAATAGACATAATACCCTTCTTTATCACCAACATGATTTAAGGAAAATTTTGGTTTTTTAATCTTTACCGTATTTTGTCCTATAACCGCATCTGTTGTTAAACCTTGTTGTGCGGGGATTATAATAGTTAATAAGATTTGTTGTCTTGTACTTTTTTTACCGTCATAAAAGTCTAACTTAAAATAAGATTTATTGAAAACTCCTTCGTAATAATAAATTTGTCTGTTTGTATATCCATTAGCTCTATAATCTATAACCCAATTATCACTATTAGTCGTTGCGGTAATTGACGAATCGGTTTGAGCAGAATAAAAATAAAATTCATAATTTATCGAAGTATTATTTGGTGGTTCTTTAATAGATTCTCTCCAAGGTAAATGTGAATACCTTATAGTCTCTAAATCGTCAATCGGGTTAATACTTTGTTGTATGATTTCTGTTTCAAAAACATCAATACTTTCATTCACCCCACCCAAATCCCAAGGCGCTAATATCGGCAAGTTAATTGCCAAATCACCTGTCAAACCAGATATTGGTGGTACGGGATTATATCTAAATCTATAATTATTCACAATTATCAGATATAGGTTCGTCGGTTATTTCAACCTCAAAGTTTATGTTCTTAAACGGTGTAGTTAAAAGAAATAATACATCACCAAATGGGTAATGAGCGTCATTCAAATATGGATAATTAACACCAACATCACCATCAGATTCACCGTATGGTATTATATCACGCCAAATCCATTTGTTTAATCCTTCGGAATAATAAGCCCAAGGTTTTTTTGTTGTGGATATTTGACCGTCAGAGCTAGATAAAGTTGTGTAAAATTCTCTAATTGTGATTGGGTGGTGTGGTTGATAAAAATAACCTGGTGGTATTGTTGACCCGTTATCATTTGTTTGATAAACCGAATCATTAAATGTTATTTTGTGTTGGCAATTAGATACAACATATTCCGTTTGTTCTATTTCATTGTATTCACAAAAGTCACCAATTAAAATATCATCTTTTTTAGGTGGTATATTATAATAAAAATTATAAAGTTTAGTAAGTGATGCTCTCTGATATGTACCTACACTTATATTCTCTAAACTATCAACATTATTAATTCCCCACCAATCGTCAATCACATCTTGATGAAAATTAAAATTCCAACCATATTGTAAAGCTTTATTAGTATTCAATAATGGTTTATTGAACCATCCATAATAACCTTTATTAATTATTGTTGCGTAAAATTTGGTTATTGGTTTAAAGTTGTTATCATATATTTCTTTAATATCAAAATCGTTTTGAAATGTAAAACTATAACTTTGAGTTCCTTCTTTAATTGAAACTCTTTGTTGTAAGTTTGGTGTTAGGGCAGAATATTCCATTTTTTGTTGTGTTGAAAATGGATTGTTTTCAAACCCTAAATTATTAATATTCGAATCTGTTTCATTGGTTAAAAGTTTATGTAATCTAACATAATACTTAGATTTTGTTTCACCTGAATTTTCAATATTAACAATACGTTTAAGTGTTCCTGTGGTACCATTTAAAAATGTTGTACCTGTATAACCAAGGTCCTGAATTGAAAAACTTGTATTTGCATTGTCGTAATTTGGTTCTCCTAATAAATCAACTCTAAACAAATTGTTATTATTGTATTTTATTGACAATTCAACATATTGTGATGTTTGTAAATTGTGGTTACCACCACATCTAAAAGTAATGTATTTCACACCATTTATAACATTATTAAAAAGTGTAAAAGGTATACCATCAGACGCTTTGAATGAAATTGTGTTACCATCCAATTGCTTATCAACATAACTCATTTTTTGTTCTGTTGATGAAGAAAAAGGATAACTTAAAAACACAGACCAATTATATGTTGAGGCGCTTTGAGGTTTAAATAGTATGTGTTTATTATCATAGTCAGTTCTTATGAAATTAAACTCGTTGTATTGTGGAAACCCGTTCCATCTTAATCCAAAAGTATCTGGTACTCTTTCAAAGTTGTTAAATAATATTTGGTTGTTTTCAACAACTTCTAATCCATTAGTTAAATATAAGAAATTTTTAAATCCATCATAATCTGTAGAACCTTCAATTATATTTGAAAATATATTTGTTATTTTTCCACTAATTCTAAACAATGTTGAATTTTGTCTTTCAACTTGGGATTGTTCTAAAAGGTTTACATTCCTTGTTCTGTCTGATTCAATGAATTCTTTTTGGTCAGATATAAACTCGGCAGGGATAGAAATAATTCTTTCAGTCGCACCTTTATACCTGTCACTACCTTTTAATATTGTAATATCACTTTGTACTCCTGCCATTATAAATCAATTAAATTTTTCTTTACAAATATGTCGTATGCTGTTTTTCCAACTTTTAAACCAAAATAAAAGTGGAATGGCGCACCAACAATAAATTTTGATGGGCTGTCAGAATTTAAAAATCCATCATATGTAAATCCTGTTACAATACCTGTTGCACCTGTTAATCCAATTGAATCATAAATGTATCCAGGTCTTTGCGTTGTTGGGTTTTTAATTCCGCTTTTAAAATACGTATCATCATTTAGTCGGTCAATTCCTTGATATGGTATTATTTTAAAGTCACTTCTTTTGGTTGCCCAGTTATTATTTTCAGAACCAAAAATACTTTGTTTACCTGTTGGTTTTAATTCCCATTTATACATTGGTACTGTCTGTGAGTTATGTCCAAAAAAGTTATATGCAAACTTTGTTGGTGTATCTATAAATATTTCTCTACCAGGTGTTACCAAATCTCTTGGTGTTGTATCACCACTAAAGAAGATACCAACAATAGGTTCAGGTGTCGCATTAAAAAATAAATTAGCGTCTTTATATGTTTCAGGTGAAAATGGTACCACACCAAGTTCACTATTAATACTTGTTAATTGTGCGTAGTCACCATCTATTTTTTCACCAGGTCTACTAAATAATTCTCCAATACCACCACCAAATGATAATAATTTTTTTAAAAAACTGTCATTTGATAATCTACTTATAATAAATAATTGAGTTATGTCACCAATATTTGAATATGATGTGGCTTCAAGTCTATCTATATTATATCCTTGAAATTCTGGTTTATTACAAATAAATTTAACAATGTTATCTTTAGGACCTAAATCCATCATTGTTGTTGGATTACCTAAAAAGTATTCATTTGAACCTTGTTCTGTAGTATTTCCTTCTATTGTCTTTCCTATAAATTTTGCAGTACTTTGATTATATGGTGATGACCTATAAAAGAATGAATTATTTTCTTCTCTGAAAACTATCTTGTCTTTACAATACAAATATGTTGGGTTTTTTGTTTCTAATGCAGGATATACTTTATCGTTTTGGAAACCAGGCATATATAAAACACCATTAATCCATTGATTTGTAAATGTCATTCCAACAACATTTCTACAGATTGCAAAACCCATTAGAAATCTTGACCTCCACTCGGCAAACGCTTTTAAATCCGCAGCAATAGCCAACTCCTTTGCAACTAATCTATAACATCCATTAACCATTATTGGATAATCTTTATCACCGCTAGTATAATATACATCAGGATAATCATCTTTTGGTGTTTTAACAGATATACTATCACCCGCAGTTTGTTGATATGCATCTAAAGGCACCATGTTATTACAACTAAACGAACTAATAACTGATGTTGTTCCTGAACCATAAGCTTCTTCAAAATCCACACCTTGTCCTGTTGTAAAATCTGAATTTGCGGTTACCGTTCCTAATATCTCAGTAGAAATCCCATCATCTGAAACAACCGAAAGTGTAAAAGATTTGTTTTGAGCGAAAACAAATCTGTCATCAAATGAACTTGAACGTGGTAATCTATCAGACCTCATTATTATTTTACTATTTGATGACATGTTCATAGTTATTCCTGTTGAATATACATTTGTATTATATGTTACTAAACCCGCCCCACACCACCTTGTTCCTATAGTTTCAGTACCTTTACATCTTCTAGCCATCAATCCACCACCTTCAACATATTCATTTTCAAAGTAACTATCGGGTGAATTATTCACATATGTATTTGGTCCTGACCACGCCCCACTTGGTACTGTTTTACCCGCAACATAATAACCACTTAGTTGAGTTCCAATAGGGTTGTTTATTTTTATATCAGGATTATCTGAATCATTTTCAGAATCAAAATTAGAAAATAAAGAATGATTGTGTGTTGTATACGCACTATATTTAAAAAGTCCTGTACCTGTAGATGCGGTAAAAACATATGACGGACTAAATAATGACACACCATTGTTATTGATAATTTTATCGTGACGTAATAAACTTAAATTATTATTGATTGGTATGTTTAACTTATAATCTGATTCAACAACTAATTCACCATCACTTAATCCAAATGGTTTTGATATATCAATTTTAGTTTTTTGTCTAGTTGTATATGGGTCAACACCTTTCATTAACATAACCACACCTAAATTTTTATAGTTTTGAATTGATTTTAATTGTTTTACATTTGTAGTACCATAATTGGGGTTATTATCTTTATCGGTAACATTATTGAAAACTATATCCATCTCACCATCAATGATACGTCTATAAAAACTTTTAGAATAAATTGTATTATTTTTCGTTTTATTGGTTACAATATTTTCAATGTCACCAACAGTTGTCGCGGTAACAACTTGGTGATATTCGATGTCAGATGGAAATGTATAACTACCAATACCATTTGTATATAATGTTTGGTTAATTGCAAATGATTTTTTAATCATTCCTCCGCCATTTGGTGATGCGTAAGTTATTTCTATTTCAGTAGTACCAGATGGTATTGTTGTACCTGTAACTGAAAAATTATTTAATCCATTTTGTACTGTAGACGCACTTAAAATATTAATATCATATGTCCTATTTAAGTTTACAAATGATATCATAGAACCTGTCGTAAATGTACCGATTTGGTCGGCATCAACTAAAAATACTAAAGGTTGGTCTTCATAAAATGGAGTTGCTCTATCTTTATTTTTTTCATAATTAGGAAAAATTTTTATTCTATTTGACCCACCACCATCAACATTGTCAAAATAATGTCCTTTTGTGTTATAAAGATTAATTCTTTCGGGTAAGGGAATTTCGTTTTTACTCCAATAAGATTCATTATTGGTGTTATTATAATAGGGTGTTCTTGCGTAGTTTTTAGTGTCAACATCATCTCTACCTGCAATAACTTCACCAAAACCTGAATTTTTCTTTAATATTAAAATGTCATTATCAAGGTTTTCAAATGGTTGATATACACCAGGTAAATTAACGTCCGCCAATGGTGATGAATTAACATCACCATTAGATAATGTATCGATTCCAAAATTATTACTATCATCATTACCACCATCACTACAATCACATGTTGAACAATCAGGATATGTAATCATTGGTAAATTAAATGCAGGAAATTTAAATTTTCTAATTTTATTGAATAATGCGGTTACTATTCCTGCGGCCGCTGCCCAAGCAATTGCTTTTAAAGCGAATGGTAGTACTAGTAAAAATGTCGCACCAAAACTTAATGCTGAACCTGTAGCCGCGGCGGCGGCAGCAAGAGCTTCTTGTGTTGAGTTATAAATCGCCAAAGCGATAAACGCGCTTAATAATATTGGTGCAAAGTTATTCCATAAAAATTTAACAATATGATAAATTATTATTAATGCTGCTCCAACAATTGAAAGTAATTGAAATATAATGGCAATGATAAAATACAATAAGTCAAAGTTCCTAACTCCGTCATTTGTTGGGAATTTATTGACTTCGCTTTCACAACTTCTTTCCAATATTTCTTTGATTGATAAGAATCTACCTCTATTGGTACCTTTTCTATATTCATCAATTAATTGAGCCGTTGTGTATACTTTGTTATAATTAAATTCATAAAAAAAATCTCTACAAGAAATTGCTTCGTCTTTATCAGGATAATCATCCCAATCTAAAGAAAATGAATATGATTTTTGTAATAACGCTTTTTGGTATGGTATATTTTTAAACGTTAATTTTACTGTTCTATATGTGTTTAATGTTTGTGTTCCTGAATTAAAGTTTATTGATTTAGCCTTTTTATCTATAACAATTTTTATAATACCTCCTTTAGGTAAATCAATCCATTTACTATTTTTAATTTCAAAATCTGTTGAGCCAGTTTCTTTAATATATATTGTTATTTTATTATACTGTCCCTCAATTTTATCTAAAAATAAAGTTGTTTTTGCCGCAAAAGAACTTGTAACTATTTCCTGTATTTTAAGATTGTCATCACTAAAAACATATTGTTCTGTTGTTTCAGGTAAGTAATTTGGGTCTGAATTACTGTTTTCCCACCCATATTCTTTAATGTTTGGAACTAAATAATTCGCTCTTAATAAGGAACCCTTTGGATTAAACGCACTAAGATTTATTAAACCAGGTCCTATTATACTATCACTAGATTGTATTGCACCTAATTCTTTTTCACCATCTTCCCATTTAATTTTAAATCTATATTTTCCTTTTGTTGGTATACCAATCTTAGGGTCATTTGATAATACTAATTCACCAAATTCATTTGTTGTGACATAATCTAAATTCATAGGTACATCAACTACAAATGCACCGTTTTCATCAATTACTTTACCCCCTTGTTCAAGTTGATATTGTTCTAAAACAGGGTCACCATTAACATCTGAATTAATTGTTTGTCTGATAGCCAATATTCTACCAGGTGATGCAACCATACTACATAGGTCACCCTGTTCAGTACCTGGTTTACAATTGTTTCTTAGATAAGCGCTTTTACCTGAAGACATTATTGACCCCATAAATGTTGATACGGGTTCAATAACAATATTTGAATCTCTTAAATCAAAGTCTACTCTTGTTATTCCTACGTCGCATTGGTCCCCAACACCCCAAAAACTTGATACTGATAATGTTTTTGCCTGTGTAACTAATTGCGGTAGTGACGCCAAATCTGACGAACTTTTAAATTGGTTCCCATCAAATTGTTTTTCTGTTGCTCGACCCATTCTTATTAAATCAGTAGGTCTTAAAGAAAAACAACCCATATCAGATAAATCAACATCCAAAAAAACTGTTTGGTTACCTAGTGGAACACCAACAATCATATAGTCACCTGATTCATTAGTTTTTACGGTATACTTATAATATTTTTCATAGATTGATAATACTTCTTTTCTTGTTGAAACATCTTCTCTGGTTGGGAATGTTCCTGTTGCAACGTGTCCATCATATGATGGTGTGTAAGGTAATAGGTTATATCTATACCCGTCTTCGTTTTTAGTTGAAATATCTTTGTATGGGTATAAAGTTGATATTATAGGGTCGTTTTCGTCTATAGCGTCCAAAGGTACAAAAACAGAAACTTTGGCGTTAGGTACACCAAATCCACCGTTAGCAACAACCCTACCAACAATTACCCCATAGTCAGAACAAAATCTTCGATAAACATCTGATTGTGTAAGTTTCAAAGATAAAACTTCCAAAAAATCAAAATCTTGGTCAATTTGTACTCTTATTGATTTATCTGAATTTTGAAACCCGTCAACAGATGTTCTTATCCTATAACTTTTTGGCATATGATTTTGTTTTCCATAAATAGTTTAAGTATGATTTTAATAAAATAATAAAAGAAGAAACCTTGTGAAGATTACTGTAAAACTCTAACCCCGATATCTTTGTTTGGGTATCTTATTTGATAAAATTCTGTAGGTTGAGCATATATTATATCATTCACTAATTTAATTTTTTTTGTTGCCGCGTCTTCATATTTCTGTGTTGTTTGTGACGTTGAGTAATTGCCTCCAACTCTGTTGAAAACGTCGACATTTGAGATATTCACAACCCCTTCGATTCCTTGTACAATCCTTTTAATTTCAGATATAAGTACGTCTTGACCTAATTCTCTAGATTGTGGTAACATATATGCATCCACTTGACTTATTATTTGTGATATAATTGCGTTTTGATTATTTGTTTTTGCCAATGTTACAAAAATTTCAAAAGCCAAATCAATTACTTTACCAGTATCAACCTGAATGTAATCATTCATCATTCTATAATTTGACAAATAGTTAGCAACATTATCTTTTAAAACTTGTGGAACATTTTGTGTCATTTTACCACTAGTGTCTTGTGTTAAAATTATAACATTTATTTTGTTGTTGTTTTCAAGAATGCCATATTTTGCGGGTACCCCATATTGACCAGGCATTTTTGTTAGTAAAGAATAGTAATCACCAATTGTAACCGCTCTATTCTGTGAACTAAAATTAAATGTCACTAAGTTTCTTACTTCCTCAATTGACGGTGGGTTTGCACCTCCAATAGCAGCAGTGACATTAGTACACTGTATTGAGTTTCTTACAAAATTTGCGGTTTCTACTGAATTACCATTAACAACAAAATTTACAGTACCAACTGTGTTAATAACATTAACACCAACATTACTTTCTAATCCACCACCAACACGATATTGAATAAACAATGTTGTATTAGCCTTTGGTATAATTCCTAAACTTAAATTGTTTTGATAATCATTTAATCTAAGAGCAACGCCTGTTTGTGCGAAACTGGCTAATTGAGCATTTGCAGAATTATTACCACCACCAAACGTAATCTTCATAAAATTTTCGGGTGTAAATTCGGTCATAAATCTATTGTCAGTTCTAATATATTTTCCTGGTTTTATGTTTGATTGGTCTGTTGGTTTGTTTGGGTCTGGAATAAAAACATAATCTTCAGATAATGTAGGTACTTCATACCATTTTCCTATCGGTGATAAAAAATCTGAATAACTAGGTATATTTGTGTAAGAAATACCGTCTTTTTGAATTACAGATGTAACACCTAATACGTTTCTTTCGGGAAGATACAAACTTAAAAATGGGACTGCATCGGCAGGTGTTATTACTTTTTTGAAAACTTTTGTAATACCGTTTACTAAAACTTCTCTCTTCGTTATTCTGTAACCTTGGTTATTACCTTGTGCGTCTTTTATTGTAAGAACTTTTTGGTTTTTTTGACCAGTCGCGCTAAATTCAGATGCGAAATTAATGTCATTTGGGTTTTCAAAAGTTTGTCCCGCGCCGATAAATTGTGAACCAGCTTTTAATACACCCATATAGTCTGCATTAGGATTATCCCCTAACACAGGAACTGTAATTGAAATATCACAAACAACAACTGATGGTCTATTACCTGGTATTTTTAATCCATAAGTTCGAGCAATATTATAAACAGAACTTCTTTGTTGTGCAAATTCTAATACTGTTTCTTGAATACTTCTGTCAATATGATAATGTAAATTATCTGTTACCGCAGCGTTTAAATCCATTAATACCGAATAAACCGATGCATCATTAAAATTTTCAATTAAATCAGGATAATACCTTCTAGTATAATCTATGAGTTCTTGCCTTAACGCGGCGAAATCTCTTACGGTGTATGATATTCTTCTTTCTGCCATTTATTATTAAATATTTATAATTACAAAATCCCTTGATTGAAAGGTATTATCACTAATAGTATAGTCAATCCTCATTTTGGCAGTATATTCTTCGGTTCCTCTTCCAGCCACACGGTACACACCACCACCTAAATTTTCTGTGTTTAATGTTCCTTCTGATTCATATTCATTATATGGTAAAATAATAATATCATTAACAATCAGATTTGGAATGTATTTTGCGACATTATCTCGTATGTCATCTTTTAACGCTTCAAAAGTAATACCGTCTAAAGGTTCAAAAATAAATTCAAATATTTTTGTACCAAAATCGGGTAAATAATAACGACTACCCTTTCTAGTTAATATAAGGTGAATTAAATTACTTCTTATTTCTTCATCAGGATTTTGAGATAGTGATACGTAATCACCTTTTACTGATTCCCTGAATGGAAAATTTATACCATATGTTACTCCATTAGCCATTTTCAATAAATATAGTTGTGTTTCCTTTTTTGTGACGAGGAAAGTAAGGACAATTTTTACATCCGTTACCACAACAACTTCCTCGTTTTAAATGAAACTCTTTTGTGAAGACATAT